TTAACACATACTTACTATTGAATAAACGGTTCGACCGTCTCCTTTAAGTGTAGCCGATTGGTGCTTTAACTGAGACGATCCAGAGCCGTCCAAGAAAATGCCATCCGTGAGCGTGCCGCTGCCTATCTTCTGCTTGATGGCCATCCTAAAGGATTCCGCTGTACAAGGCGAATCCGTGACTACCATCCAAATGTTCAAACTAGATCCATATACGATTGCAGTTCGATATGTTTTGCCTACCATGTTAGGCATGTTTTGCTGCCTAGCTATCTGCAGCCAGTGCTCATCGTCCTGCAGCGACATAGATATGCCTCCCTGCGCCCAGTACCGGCTACGATCAGACACCTGCAGCTCGTCGGCCGACCTGACAACCTGGATGCTATAGCGGCGAGAGGCTACATCCCAAACCAATGTGCCACGGGCATACTTGGCATTCTCCCAACCCGAGCCGTACTCTCCGCGCTTGCCCTTTACCGGAACGTCACCATGAACCGCTATGGAGAGAACGGCTCCATTTCGGGGATCAAAAAAGCCGCCATTGATAGCAGCGGCTAATGGCTGACTTTGTACGTTTGTCCGGCAGGATCGAAGCTGCACATCGTTCGGGCTGCATTTAAGCGAGTGAAGCACGACGCCATCTGACGCCGTGCATTTGCTGTATGTCGCCTTGCTCACTTTGCCACCCCCTTGGATATAGTTACCACTTTATGTGCCTGGTCCCATTTGACACCAGCGCCAAAGGCCTCAGCCATCGCTCGGGCGGGCACATATGATACGTCATTGATAAGGATCCCGTCTTTAATTTGCTTGCCATCAACAATAACCGTTACATTATCTTTTGCTGCTGGATCAGGCTTAGGTGCTGGCTGCTGCGGCTTGTCCAGGCCGATCATCTCCCGATCAATCATGTTCAAAAACTTCGACCAGTGAGGCAAAATACGGCTAGGACAGTTCTTCCCTGTCCAATGCTTATGCGGTACAATCCGCTGTAGAGGAATGCTATATTTCTTAGCAAGTTTGGCAATCAACCAAGCTGCATTAACCCACGCCTTCTGTTCGTCTAGTCCAGCATTCATACATACCTCTATGCCAATACTCGTCGCATTACCTGGACCCGATCCATCACCGGCATGCCAACCTTGCTCGTTGTCACGCAGATGCTGATATATGTCCTTGTCGTCCACCGTGTAGTGCCAGCTCTTCTTCGCCCCGCCGCTACCGTTCAGCAAATACTTCGAATGTGCTTCTGCTGTGGCTCCTACAGATTCATTATCTGTGTTGTGAATAGTCAGCCACCCGGGTGTCATTTGCTTGTTTGGCTTGTTCGCTCTCCCATCTGGTAACAGCCTTTGCTTAATTTCGATTGTCATCGTTACTCCCACCCTTTCCTTTCAAAACCTCAACTGCCTGCTTAATCACACCAGGAATAGGTACGCCGATGCGCCCGCCGTTCTCGATAATAGACAGCAGCTCGTTCGCCATATAGAAAAAAACTGTGGCGTCCCTAAGCATGTGCTGGTCACCGAGAACAGTGTCGACTTGGTGAGCTATCGAAATGATGACAAAGATAAATACCTTACGTGCGATGCCAACAAGCCCACGACTGCTGCGCAGCTTGCCCTCTGTTCCAGCAGCCATAATACCAGTGATAAAGTCAGCCACCGTCATAATCAGAAGCACCTGCAGCAGCAGCGGCCAACCACCGAACAGGTACGCCCCAACAACACCAAAACCACCAGCTGCAGCTACTTGCTTCGTGCCGTAGTCTCCTACGAGTTGTCCTACAAATTCAATAAAGCGATCCATATAAATCCCCCTTCGAAATAGAAATAGCCCCCGACATTAACCGAGGGCATAAAAATAGCGCTGACCGTCTATGCGGTAGCGCCTACTGTTGGCGTAGCAATAATTTGTTGTCGTTCTTCGTCTGAAATAAAAATTGGGACGAATGTTTCCAGCTTATTTTCGTCCGCCAGCCCTTTACGCCAACAGTCTACTAAAAAGTCATAATACAGGCTCTTCACTTAGCATCACCTCCTGCAATTTGTGCCATCAGGCCAAGAACTGTAGCCTGTAACGCGTCTATCTGCTGTTGTTCCGGCGACGGTGGGCGAACTGGATTAACAATGTACTTTTCGCGCGCTGCTTCGTACTCGTCGGTTGTGATTCGCAGAATGTCGGCATGCTCTGGAATATTCTCCTCGTTCGTGATGACATAACATACCTGTTCACCAGTCGGATAAATTTGACTACCTGGGACGAACTTTTTTATGTTCAGACCCTTGTAATCAACATCGCCTTCATACTCTGAAAAAATATTTGTTATTCTTAATCCTTGCATTTAATCCTCTCCTTATCGCGCTGCTAGTGCAGCCAAATACAAGGCCATATGAGCCGCATCAAAATGTCGTGTGTCCGCTACCCATTGACTTCCATTCCATCGCATTGTACCTGATCCGCCGTATCCATCCCGTACAAGTGTATTTTCGTCAACAAAATACGCTGCGTATGAATTTGCAGATTGTGTGTATTGTCCAAATGAAGCTACGATTGTCCCGCTGGAATCATGCAGATTCCCGTTTCGCGCTTCGAAATAATATACATTTCCGCGTGCCCGTATCATGTCAGATACATCGGTTAGGTTTAAATTTTTATGGGGAATTCGATGTGTCAAATTTCCATTGTCATCGTACACCAATATTTCTTCCCAACCTTTGATGACTGCCATTAGATTAGGGGCTGCGATTGCGCCCATCATAAATCCCCTAATATCTAGACTGCCCCTTCCGTACTCGCGCTCATACACGATAGTGCCGTTGTAATCTACTTTCCGTAGACCGTATCTAGTATTGTAATTTTCTACACTCTCCGTAAAACCGCTGTAAATTAGGCCGTCACGAAAATAATATCTCCCTTGCACAATCCTATTGTAATTGATGGACGACCAAAAATTCGGGGCGAGATTCGTTGTTCCTGCGGCCTTTTGAGCCGTTCCTTGAACACCTAGTATATTTGCCTCCTTTAAAATGTTCTCTGGCTTCAGGTGCGGCGCTGGAGCCGTTACCCACGACGCTCCGTCGTAGTATCCGAATGGCGGTTGTAAAAATACCCTATCGCCTGCCCAAACCGTATGCGCGGTGCTAGGCATGTGGACATTTTCAGCAGAGCGAAACGGCATTGTACCTGTTAATGGCACGCCACCATCGTTGGTAAACGTCTTACCGGTTAGCACTTCCGGAGGCTGTGCATTCCCCGAACCCTTTATGATGTTACTGATTTTACCGAACAAGGTAGCCAGCGATTCTGTCGCCGTAGCAGAGACCCCCTTTGCTACCAAATTTGATGCCCCCACCGCTTTAGCATCATTAACCTTTTGTGCTAGTTGGTCGCCCGAATCTCCCCCTCTAGCTGGGGATCCAATAGCGGCGGCGACCTTGGTTTTTATGCTATTGGCAAGCGACTTTAAATACTTCAGCACTCCAAGCACGTTCTTGTCAGTAAACTCAGGATCATCAACCGCTATAGCTGCTGCGGCATGGGCTGCTGTACTTTTTAAATGGTCGTCCAGTTTATTTGCAGTCTGCCCCTGCTGAGTCTTCAACTGTTCGATGTCTTTCTTATCCTGCTCCGACATCAACCCACCAACAGATACCGTGGCAAACGGTATTACATCCGTGCCACCAGGAAGGTGTGTTTCCGCATGCTTACCTGGCGTCGCATCCCCTGTCGCTGTCACCGTCACTTCATTGGTATCAGGATTAGAAGTAACGGTAATACCGATGCCGCCTTTAATTTTGAGTGAGTCGCTTTTACTTTTGGCAGACACATCATTGACCTTCGAAAAAGCAAGCTGGTTGACTTCAGCGCCCTCCTCGATGCTGCCGAGCTTATCGTGATCATCTTGAGTAACGTGGACAACCTTATCAGCCTTGTGATCATCTAGGTCGGCCTGAACAGCATCTACCTCAGCCTTCCGAGCCACATCGTCAGCAGAATCTGGAGCAGCTGCTTTCATTCGGCCAGCAGCATCGCGCTGAGCGAGTGCCCCCGGAGTGGCTGCAGGCGTGCTTGCATTCAGCTTCGTGTAATCTGACGCTGACATAAAACCTGCTGCGTTCCCCTTAGCCGTAGGATGCTCATCAGCTCCACGCTCTTTGTGCGCTGTCAGAGCTGCTGCAGCTGCCGCGATGGCAGCATCCCTAGCAGCATCAGCTTTGACTTGAGCGTCTGCAGGTGTACCCTTTGTGTCCATGTCCTGCTGCACCTTATCAAAACCGATATTGATGTTGTTGAAGTCCTCACTTATCTTCTTCGTACCAACAAGGTTGCAATACTTATTTGCCACTAGCCTCATCTCCTTTCTTGCTCAATTGCTTTAGCCGTTTCTCGATGGCTTCCTGAACACCCAGCAATATTGCTTTCTCTTGCCCAGGATGGTATGGAGTCACGGCCATGATGACAGCGCATATCTCGGGCACGGGCTGGGTTGGATCCAACTCAATGCGAATGATAGGTTGTACTTGTGCCATAAATGCCTCCTTCCAAACAAAAAGGCCCCGCTATTAGCGAGACCTGAATAATTGGTATTTGGTTATTTCTTTGCTGCTAAAGCTTCCTCGACAAGACGAAGGTCTTCGTTTGCTCTTGCGATGATTGCATCATACTCATCGAGTTGTTTTTCCATTACTACGAGTACGGGTGCTTCCTCCCCTGATTTCTCCTGCGATTTTTTCAAGGTCTCAATCTCTTCGACAATGCTTTGACGTTCCTCAACAGCAGGCTTGATTCTATTTTTCTTTATACTATCTCTTAAAACTTCTAGGCTCTCTTTAGAATCCGCCATATATTTATTCCCATTTGTATCAGCTTTAGTTGAACCTCCAACCGAAGCATTTACAGCTTGTTTAGATGTCACAATTATTTTTTTACCTTCCACTCTGATATCAGCTCCTAACGCTTGCGACACACCACGTACTGGAACATTGGTTCTCCCATTGATCACAGCACCTTTATCTTGCAATGCCTTACCATTGACAACTACAGTGTATTCTCCAGTCACCTTCTCGCCCACAAGCGATTTGATTTGATCAGCAAATGCGCTGCCTGCGGTTGTTACCAGAGCACCGATAACAACACCACTTACTAGATACATCCATTTTTTCATAGAGCAAAACCTCCGTAACAATATTTACCTACATATTATCACTTCGGAGATGTAGTAGTAAATGATTGGCCCCCCCAGTTTTGGTTATCTTTATTACCATGGTTGTGGCTAGGCAAATACAATGAATGCGTATGGTTATTAAATAAGCGCTGAAGATTATCGAGTTGTGACTGCAATGAATCCAGTTTGTCTCGTAGTCCAATTATTTCACTGATACCCAACCTTAGCCCCGATACTGAAGAATTGAAGTTTACGGGCCCCTGTAAATAAATCGTTCCACTTGCACCGAGACGTAAGTCACGGTTACCAATGACATGCATTTCCTCAGTGATAGCATATACAATCCCCATTGGCGAACCAGACGTGTTGTAATATGTGTGGCCCGAGATATCTGCTTGTGAATTCCATCCAAGCTTCACTCTCTGCCTACCATTGTTGTCATAGAATAAAAACCCATCTGGGGAAAGCTCGATTCTTCCGCCAGATACAGCTGTCTTTATCGAAGAGCCGATAATGGTTGTTCCGTTAATCGTGCCACCGTTTATAGTAGAGGCGGTTATGGTTCCGCTGAAGTCCCCATCTACCCCACGGAGTGTACCAGTAAATGTTCCGCCAGCGGCCTGCAGGTCGCCAGCAAAAGTCCCCCGTGCTGCTCGCAGCTCGCCGCTGAAGTCTCCATCAACTCCACGAAGAGTGCCGGTAAACGTTCCACCTGCAGCCTGTAGGTTGCCACTGAATATGCCGTCAGTCGCCTCTAACGTACCATTAAACTTGTATCTTCCAGCCCAAGGATCGAAGTATATTTTGTCTTGTCCGTTAGCCTGGAATGAGAGCTTATCCGAATTGAGAATCACTTTCGAACGATGATCCTCTCTCTCGATGATGAGCCCATCAGTTCGCGTGATGGTCGCACCAAAATAGTTCTTTCCCTCTTTAACTGACGTCTTGTCCAGCTTATTCACTTGCTGTGATAATGACCCCTCTACGACAAATTCTGACTGCTGCGCCGACACTGACGGAGCTTCGAGCGACATTCTCAACCCGCCGGCAAAACTAAATACCTGGTGTAAGATGATCGACTTGTACCGGACAATTCCATCCCACGGGATGTGAGTATCCTGCCATGTGGAAACCGTCTCATCCCAGGTAGCTCCCTCCTGCTGTTCAAAAGCAATGATATCGCCTTGTTCAAGTTGAGGGTAACCACGGGCATTCATAGTCAACGGTAAATAAGAAAAACCGCTCAACGTGGCAAGCAGATCATTAACCATACTCTGCGTCACAAACGGGTTTTCGATATACAGGGTGTGATTTTCATCGCCACTACCGGCTTCATAATACAAATCATCCTCTGTGTTGTACGTGGCCACTATTCTGGTATATGTCTTGACCGGATTAGCCTGTTTGGCCGTGAAATAATCTGCTGTGGTCATCGCAAAGACAGGCTCTTCTGCCGCCGTGAACCTCTTGAACTTTAATGTACCGGCTTTGTCAATGTAGATGCTTGCACTATTGGCCGCAGCAATGTAGGCAAGCACCTGACGCATGCTATAACCTGCAGGCCCTACCTGAATCTTATAGGAAGGATTAATCACCACAGTGTTGTCATAGATCCAGCCTAGCCGCGCACAGATCTCGTCAAAGACCGCCTTATGCGTTGCCGGATAGGTCAGGGACGATATGTAGGCCACGTCTGCGAAAACTAGTTTGTCATAGCAGACATAAGTCCAAACGTCATTGACTCTTTCTCTCGAATCTACAAAGAACTCCCCTAGGGGCAGCCAATTTGTACTGGAGCCGTTCCAATTAATGTCCATGTCATTCCATGGATACTGTGCCTGCAGCCAGGTCATCCCCGCCATGGACAAAGACAGATAGGGTACGATTCGAGCATTCGGCTTAACAATCTCATTCGTGCGTAACTTAATAGTGAGCTTACTGGGGATTGCCGTACCTAATTCAAAACCATCTGACAGGCTCAGGCTGTTTTCAATTGAAAAATCTACGATTCTGGTATTGTCATATTCCTCATTCCCCACAGTTGCCTTGACTATAAATTCCCGATCCGGGCGCCGTAGATAATCAGTGTAGAGTGGCGATATTGGATACAATCAAATCACCTCTCTGTTAAGGTCAGCTTCAGCCCATTCCACATAATCTCTGAGCCCTTAGAGACAGCAAAAGGGGTTGGGCGGTTACCTACGTAAAAAGTCTTTGTCTCATACTTACCTGTCATAGGATCGGGATAGGTTACTGGAAAAAATACATTTTCCATAGACCGTAAGAGCGCAGATACCGTTGCCCATGGTAACTGCCCCCATGTCATTTCAATCTGTCGTTTGACCGCTATACGATCACGTTTGAGTGTACCGTCTGCAGTCCGGACGGAAGATTCCCCGTCATCAAGATCAAGTGTCGTCACAGTGAACTGGGATGGGTAGGCTGCAATGTCCTGCCCATTGATTTTCAATTGCATACATAGTCCTCCTTTCCAACTTCGTTAGTCGCTTTGGATTTTATATGAGTAGTAAGTTGCGACCTGCTTGCCGATTGGCGCTATTAATAGTTTTGATAGCTAATCTCCCGAACTCTGTTTCTCCAATCTGAAGCACTGTATGTTTATCTCCGGATCTTAAAGCATCAAGGATCATCATTAGTGCGTCCACAACCGGCTGGTTGTTCGCTCCGATCATGTCCTGTAACTTGCTTAACGGGCTCACTACTTCTGGGTCAACAGAAGCTCCTCGGTTGTCTCCGACCATTGCAAGCGTTGGGCCATATGCTAGCCCACCCTTAGCAAGGCGTGGAATCTCTGGAACCTTAATACCGAACGTCCCGCCTCCCAGGAAATCAGGGATGTCGAAACTGAGCTTATTGACCTGCCGCAACATCCAGTTAAACGCATCAATGATCATGTTGACCGCGCCCTTGAATAGGCCGACGATACCATCGAAAATGCCGCCACAGAATGTCTTGATTCCTTCCCATGCACGCTTCCAATCACCCGTAAACACACCGGCGATAAAATCAATAATGCCACCGAGCGCTTTAATAATCCCCCTAGCTGCGTCTACAATTCCGCCTAGTGCCGTACCGATAACAATTAAGATGCCGTTGAATATTTCCGCAAAGATAGGTCCCAGCTTCTGCACTAACCAATTTACGATTGGCAGGATGAACTTATTGAGAATATCGAGTGCAGCTGAAGCAAGCTTGCCGACAAAATCCAGAACTTCCTTGACAAGGCCCTTCAGATGCTTATCCCATAGCTGAGTCAGCATGTTTAACATACTGGTTACGAAAGGCTTGAGGAACCCATTCCATAGGCTATCCCATAACTTCTTAATTCCATCTAATGTGTCCTTAAGTCCGCCGATAATCTTTTTGCCCCATTCTCCCCACCATTTGAAAATGATGTCAAGAGTATCCTGGACAACCTTTGATATTAACTTCATGGCCGGGCCAACGGCTCCGCGCCAAATGTCGTCGAAAATCTGCTTAGCAACATCAAATAGTCTTCTGAATATATCCTGCGCACCCATCATGAAATCGGTCAGCATTGGAAGCCCCTCACTAACAAACTTAGATAGGATTGGAAAGACAGAATCCCAAAGAGTCTCAACAACATTAAGTGCGCTATCACCTAAACCCGCCAGTACATGCCCAGCGAGCTCTATGCCCTTCTGCCAAAATGGGATCAGCCCATTATGGATCCAGTTCTTCAGTGGTTCACCTAAAGTCAAGACGTCATTAAACATCTTTCTGAACTGTTCTTTCCCGCGATCCAACACCGGGGATATCTCTCCCCACGCAATTTGAAAACTTGGGCCGAACGTTGACACCAGCCAATCCCATCCGGACTTCACCCCTTGCCAAGCCCCATCAAAAGCGGCTTTAACGTCAGCGGCCAGTTTGTCCATCTGAGTTTGGATACTGTCGATATCCATTTCAGGCATCTTCATCTCAAAGTCTTTTCCACCACCGGCATCAGGTGAATCGTCTTTCTTACTGAAATCCAAGGTGTTTAATTCATCGAAGCTAGCAAGTGCCCCCTTGGCATCCTTATCTGCTTTCTTTGCTTTCTTGCCGTAGCCCTCCATGGCTTTCTTAGCCGTTTCAATCCCCTTGGCCGCGTCATATGACTGTTTGTATGTCTTACCGAAGAGCGCCGATATAAACGCCGCTATGTAGGCCGTGGCCCTCGCTAGGAACGACATCAAGGCATTGATTGCTGGCAGAATAGCCTCATAGATTGGCTGGAAAGCTACGCGTAAATTTGTCTGTATCGCGTTCAGGCTGGCCGCGTATTCGGCGTTTGTTTTGAGCGAAGCACCCAGATAGGAATTAAAGTCATGGACTGCCCTATATAGGACTGAGAACACAAAGACCTGCTTTAAAATACGGGAGAACGCTGCCGTAAACTGGTTACCCATCTTACCGGAATCCCGGCCAGCCGTGTTGAAAGATGTTCCGGCCCCCGCTGCTGCTCTGGCCGCATTATGCAAGTTGCTGGTCAGCTTGTTTGTAGATTTGTTCGCCCGATTAGACTGCTGTGCTGCTTGACCCGTTGCTTGCCCTGCTTGTTGTGATGCTACTGCAACCTGATTCGATGCTTGGGCTGCTTGCTGGTTACTAGCTGCTGCCTGTTTTGCGACTTGTCCCATTTGTTGGGTAGCTGTCGCAGCCTGCTGTATTGCGTCATCTAGTTTCCATATTTTCGCAGCCGTATCATCTGATTGTTTGCTCAGTCGCAAAATAGTGGATTCCGTGTTGAGTATCTTTTCTTGCAGCTTACTTTTTGCAGCATCGTTAAAAGTGTTCTCGTAAGATTCTTTTAAATCAGCCAGCTTTTGGTGCTGCAGCTCCAGCTTGGCGTTAGTGTTATCCAGCACCTTTGTGAGATGTTCTACTTCTGCCGTGGCAGCGTCAGAATCAAAGGGTTCAGGAGACGCTTTTGTCTTAGCCTTTGTTCGTTTACCTGAATCACTACCTGAATTGCTACTAGAACCATCACTACAACAGCAAGCCGCCTGTGCACCAGCTGTTATGTCACCTGAAAGCTTTAATTTCTCTAGAAACTTAGGCCCTTTTAAGCCAGACAGCTTTCCAGATATGCTGTCGATCGCTTGTTCCGCTGCCGTTTTGTTTTCCTCTATGGACTGCTTCATGGCCTGGCTTGCCGTATCGATAGACTTTACTAGGCGACCCTCAACGGCAGCTACGGATTGCTCCATACCATCGGCAATTCCCTTCATTGCCGTTTCAGTAGTAGACTTCAGCGTCTGGGATATATTAGCCGCAAACCCATTAAGGCTAAAGCCGCCAAAAGTGCTTTGCAGGGATTTAGTAAGCTGCTGTCCGATCTCCCCAGCTGCCGCTGTGATCTGCTTAGTAAGATCGTTACCGCCTACCAGCTCTAGGCCAAGACTGACCTTTCCAACTTCATCCGACACTCGTTCACCCCCTTGCCGGACAAACAAAAAGACGCCAGTGATGGCGCCTTATCCGAATGCTTGCATTATTATATTTTGGAATTCCTGTACGGCTTTGGCCTTCTCTTCATCAGACCATTTGACTTGATTCATTCCCCGTACCCGCCACTCGTTGCGAATTCGATGCTGCTCCGTACTGAAATTCTTCAACTTTTCTCTATCATTTTCACTTCGAATCGATACGATCTGACCTAGTGGCGTCTCTGGCATGATCCCAGCAAGCAGTGTACAAAATTCATCCCAAGTCATATCCGGCTCAGCACGCAAGCGAATGCCGTACTGTGCGGCAATGGATGCCTCAATGAGGGGCCAATCCTCGTACAGGTCATACCAGGTATTAGGCTTCGTGCTTGGCCGCGAGAAATCGAGCCTCAACAACCTCGAATTCTTCTCCGAGTGCACCGGCAAGGGCAGCCACGAAGACTATTTGAAAATCAGCGAAGGAGATATCTGATTCATTAATCTCCGCCACGACTTCCTTCCCAAGTGCAAGTTCAAGCACTTCGTCCAGGTATGCTGCACCATCACCAGCTTCGTTCATCTTAGCCTGAATTGTTAAAACTGTATTCTTACGGTTATCAATCGGGTATTCCTTACCTTCACCCAATTTCAGCACCGGGCGCTCATTGGTCAATTTACCTGTAATATCAATTGTCTTTGCCAAATTCAATCATCCTCTCGAAATTAAATAGACACATCCGCTTAAGCGACCGCCGTTTAAGGAGTAGTAGGAGCTGGTGTATAGTTTGGTTTGCCGTCTGATTGAAGTTCGCATTCCAATGCAGATACAGTCGTACTGTCACCACCGTTAGGAGCTGATACACTCACAATGCAATCAAATTCCAACTTGCTGCCGTCTGGAAATTCGATCTCCGCTTTGCTGGAGCAATCAAGTCCTGACTTCCAAGCCGTATTGGCGATATAATCATTCCCGGGATCGCCCACATGTCGCTTGCCATTTAGAGTAATACTAAACCCTTTCCCCGTGGCAAGACGCCGTGTCCACCCTTCTGTCTCCATTGGAGTCCATTCTTCAACATTCGTATCGATGGCAATACTAAACGTCTCCATCTCCTTGATCAGCACCATCTCTTTCGCTGTAGATGCCCTGCCTTTGGTACCGATCTTAAACTTAATATCAAATACCGGGAATACTCCGCTTGTTACTGCAGCCATGTTCTCACCTTACCTTTCATAATAAATGTGCGTTTCAATCACATATTCGTACACGCCTTCACTATCTGTTCCAACACTGATTGGTTCAGGCTGTGGCATCTTAAACATGGCGACTCTCTTCCCACCGATTTCTGCTGTCTGACCGAATAGGGTGGCGTATACTTCCTGCGCTTTCTGTTCTGCTACGTTCGCGTTCTTGCCCCAATGAACAAGGATTGATACTGCTTTGACCTGATAGCCTGTCGCTGCCAATCCCCCCACAGCAATACGAACGGGCGCCCCAGTCGTATTGTAGAGGCCAATACATTGCTGTTTGTTACCATCTATCTCCCCTATATACCATTGAGGACAGTCAATCTGTGTTTTGAGCCAATCTCTTACTTCGGCCAACGTCATCATTTGATCAGCCCCTTCGCTGCCATCTTAAAGAACGTACCGTATGACTTTACGACAAACTCCTTCTTGTCACCGCTTAAATATGGCTCCATCCATTTACCCTGCGCATTAGTATTTTTGTCGGTCCTAAAATTGTATTCTGGGTGCCAGTACAAACGACGAGCATACGGGGTATCGAAAATGACCCTTGCCGTTCCCTGCTCTACTAACACATGTCCGCTACGCTCCAGTTCCCCTGTTTGCTTCGGGACGACTGCAGAAGTCACGATATCCGACTTGACAGCTTCCGCCGTCATTTCAATCGCCTGCTGCTGGATCTTATCTAAATTATTTAGAGCTGCCTGGTTGAGTGTGACCCTTGTGGTTACCTTCATCAGCTCAACTCCAGTTCTGTACTGAACACGCTACCGTCTGGATTACGCGGCCGCTTCGTTTGGTAGATGTTCTTTTGATCTGTTCCAATCAGCACGTAGCCCTCAATTTTCTTGCTTGGGTTAATATCCCCCTCGATGATTATCAGGCCCGAAAGTTGAACCAGCCGCCGCTCTGCATTAAGCACTTGCCTGGACTTCTCATCATAACAACAGAGCCCATCGAAGATTATCTCCTCGACAGGCTCACCGTCTTCACTTAGTTCTGTTTGATACACTTTGACCGGCGTGACCTGGTTCCACCTTGGGAACGGGAATTTCATCAGCACAGCCCCCTATTCGTCAGCCCAGTCGGCATGAGCAGATCAAGCACTACTTCCGTAGTCTGTACTCCACCGGCACCAGTAGTTGCTTTGAACGTCATGCTGGTGCTACCAGCACTGTAGCCAGACAAGGGCATGGTAAGATAATCACCATACTTAAATACAAAATCCGCCTGCTGGCAAACGGCCTTGGTCACATTGATGCGTTGAAAAGACGTGAGGTTATCGAACCCACACGCCACAATGCGATTAAATGTTAGCCGATCGATCTGATCGGATGCTCGATCCAGTGCTTTCTCCAACTTATCAGAAGGAATCAAGCCGTCGCCATGCCGATCGTAATCATCTGCCGTTGCATAGGTCATACGATCACCTACTTCCCGGCTTTTGCGCTCTTCGATGGCTTTTCAGCAGCCTCTGTTTGTTCTCCCTCGCCTGGAGGTACACTGGATTCAGGAGAAGGTGAAACGCCAGGTTGATTATCCTCTTCAGTTACAGGCTCCTTTTCAACCTCATACCCTTTTGACTCGAACCATTCGAGAAGGTGAGGGTTTTCCGTTTCTCCAACCCCGTTAGCGAACGTTACACCAGCAGAAATACCGGTGTATTCTTTGTTCGGTGCAATTACTTTGGCCATGTTTCTCATCCCTCCTTACGATACTTTGATCTTGCGCATGACACCCGCAGCCTTTGTTGCTTTTAGTGCAACAGCAGCAACCATCTCAACCTCACCAGTCTTTACGGCTCCAGATGTCGTATAATCAGGCAGCCATGTGCGAACAGGCGGTTGTCCAGCCATCGAAACTCCATGGAAACCATCCAAGCCTAAACGCACAGCGAACAACGAAGTTTCCCCTGACGATTTCGTTCCAACAACAGGATCATTAGTACCGGTTTTTGCTCCAAGGTCAACAAGCGGCGTCTCATTGTACTTTTCAACTTGACGGCCAAACTCATCACGCGAGATCGTATACATACCAGCGCGGCGGGCACATGCGCGAATTTTTGCGATCAGTTTCAAGTTACCCAAGATGCCAGAAGGTGTTCCGTCTAGCCCCATGAGGAACTCATCCAATTGATCCAAAAACACTTTATAGTTCTTATCCACTGCTTCGGATGTTGATAAGTCAATGGCATCTGTTGGAAGATACTCCGTGCTAGAACCTGTCAGGGCCTTTTCTAATCCATCAAATGCCTTCGCTTCTACTGCGGAGTCTCCGTTAATTACCGTGTCGTTAAACAGTGCCTGTGCAGCCTTTACCTTCTGTTCCAATTGCAGTTGCACCTCTGACACAATGCCGCCCATTCCAGCGATGATTCGGTCAATTTGGAATGTGCCACCGAAGATCTTCAGATCCACGTTATGCCGCTGCTTGGTAACTTCCTGCGGTGTGTACTCTTCGTTAACGGCACGAAAAGCAGCTGTTGGTTGAGTGATAAGGCGTGTGTAGCCGTATGTCAGTGTTGCACCGCCACCTGTTGGAGAAACAGCGTCGTCAAACGTCAGATTCTCCAACAGGAAATTATTCTTACGGAATTCATCAATCACGCCCATAGTCAACGCATCTTGAACGTTTTTCTTTGCTTCACTCAGTGTTACTGCCATTATGAATCACTCCTAATTATTATTTTTGGAAATGGGCTGCTATTGCATCCTTGAGAGAAGCCGTTGCAGCCGGTGGGTTCGGGTTGCCGCCACCACCTACACGGAATCCCGGAGGCGTCTGCTGCTGTTGGGTGTCATCCGACTTGAACAGATACGCATCAGAGGTTTTTAGTTTCGAAAGCTGTTCCTCTAGTCCTACAATCTTGCCATCATCCCCTACGACCAACTTTTCTCTATTAATCAGTCCAGTTACAACCTTTTCATTGTGTACCTTACCGTTGAGTGCGGCCGAAATAGCGTTAGTAAGTGTGATCTCCTTTAGTTCAGCAGCGTGCTTTTCGGCAGCTTCTTTATTGGCTGCAGTCAATGTTTCAATCTGCTTTTTCAAGTCCTCGGACAGGCCGGCAGTCTTTCCAAGTTCCTCAATCTGCTTGTCACGATCAGTAACGTCCTTTTCGGCCTTCTTCTTCGCTTCTGACAGCTCGTTATATTTGTCCTTCGGAACGGTGTACTTCGGCAGCTCTTTGCTAACCTCTGCAACGATTCCATCAATTTTGGATTCTTCGACGTCCAACTTCTTCAAAAGCTCCTTCAACCAATCCATATATCATCATCCTCCATAGATTTTTATAGCTGCTCTCCAGCTATGGGAGCGTGCCGTTATGCTCCGGTCTGAGCACGCCTAGTTTAGAGCCATACGACAGGGCAAAATAAAAACACCCTCTCAGGTGTCTGGTTGTTCATATCTACTCTCGGTATCGATCCCTACGCAGCTGAGGATTGTCCTCTAGGTGCTGCTTTAGATGGTTAGTCCATTCCTGCACCTTTGCACTGTACTTTTTACGATTATCTTCATCCAGTGAGCCCTCGCGAAGCCGCTTGTATCTCCTGATCTGACGCTCCATGTAGCGCTGCCGCTGTTCGGCTTGATAGTTAAGTTTGGCCATCTTCTCGTCCACAGGGGCTGGCATCTGAGTGATACCTGGAATGTATGTAGCTAAAGTATGACGGCAATAAGGATGAAAGGCATTATTCTTCATCGCCTCGGACAACAACACATAGCCGGTCTCCTTAGCTAGCTGCAGTGCTTGTTCTTTACCAATCATTGTATATATATCATCGATCATCACAGTTCCTTGGTACGGCATACACGGCTCTGAACAGTTATTATGAGCCGACATAATAACCGTATAAATCCCCCATTCATTCCGCTTTTTGCCCTCCCCCAGAAACGTAGCGCGCTGCGATGCTGTCCGAAGCGCCATTTCAGCGTAGGCTGATATCGTGACGCGACGACCATTCGAATAGGTGATACAGTCGATTCCTTTCTCCAGAAACTCCTTCGTAGCCAAATCAATCGCCTGATTAAGTGACTTAGCCCCGGCAGTCATATGCATCTCTGCTTTGTATATGACCTGCCTGTACACATCATCCATCTGACGTAGTACACCATGCTGCGCTTTCTTCAGGTCACCTTTTACGCTGTCTTGCAGCACCGTCAACTTCTTTTCATTCATCCTGAAGAATTCAGTCTCCGGTGATGCTTTCGGTAGAACTGGCTTCGGCTGTGGAGTATTACTTGGTGATGGCTTCACTGTATTCACAGCTTCCGGTTCAACTGGTTTCGGAGGTTTAAAGTCTTCAGGTAAGCTGATTTCACCAGAAACAGTTTTTTTGACAACCTGCTCAACAATCTGCTCACCCGTATTAAAACTATCCCGCAACACCTCATCAACCAGTTTATCTGCCTCTTTAAATGCTTGATCAGTAATCTGTTTGTTTGCTTTCCGGTAGTCCTTGATGTTCCGCAGCTTCGCAAGCTGCCACTGGTCAAACTTAAATCCTACCTTTTCCTCTTCTCGCTTGTGCCTGGACAAGTTCCGTTTTAAGGAAGCGATCAGGTTCAAAGTCATCTCGGTAAAGATGCGACCAATATCATATGGGCTTTTGTGCTCGCTCATTCCACCTCACCAGATTCAGGGGGTACCGTTTCAGGTGGTTCGTCATTCTCACCGACTTGCGGCTCATCCATCGACGTCAATCCCTGCTCTACTTTCAGCCGCATGACCTCTTCGTCCTTTTCTTCATCGGTCCAAGAATCTCCATATAGCTCTTCGACTACTTGTTCAATTGACATGATGCCGTATGTCTTCGCCTTTCCGATCGTCTCTACAACGCTGTCAAAGCTCGGGCTGGCATACTCCCCGAACGCAACGCTGGCTTCGTAATCGCCAGCTGTTCGATTATTCATCGTGTCATATACCTTTAGCACCGTATCGACTAGCTGAGGAATGACCTCATTCAGCCGTTCGATGATCTTGCCACGGGTGTAAAGCGTGGCCTTTTCCTTCTCGCGCTGCGCCTCAGCATTGTCTAGCTTCTTGAGATCGATGCCAAGTGTAGATGGGCTAATAATGCCCTGCAAACACATGTCCAGGGCGCTTGCATAGCTGGCCACGAACGCCTCAAATAGAATAGCGGGCTGTACCATATCGATCTGACCTTTTGCATCCTCGGCCATTACGCTGCCGATGCGAATGAACTGATTATCAAACGGGTTAGGCTTCATCAGAGCCCCATTCTGTGGATTCTTAGGGATCAAGTCCTCAGGAATGTACTTCTGTACCCGCCCGGCACGTATAGCATCCACCCATTGGCTTATGACCTCGTCGAGAGCATCGAAGCTGTCAGCTTTCGAGTCGAAAATGGACTTGCCTCGGCCCTTCCACTTCTTACTCCGGAAGAACGCAAGCGGTACGGCCATGATGAAGTCGCCGTCAAACGTAATCTCAGAGGCCAACTCAGCGGTATCCGGTATCGAGGATAGCGGAACCTCTTTACCATCGGCATTCAGCAATCGGCACCGAACGTACCCGCGCCCAAATGTCTCCTCAAGGCGATAGTCCTTATCCTTAAAGCGGTAATCGGTGTAGAAGATGACTTCCTGAAGCCGTCCACGATCACGCTTATAGCTGACCTGATCCCCCGAATAAAACTCGATGATCGGATACTCGGTAATTTCAGTATCCAGTGTAATTTTGAACGCCCCGTCACCAGCTACAAGCGTCTCGATGATAGATTCGCCCACCAACTCGTCGAAGTCGTTATCCTTGGCTATCTCATTCCATAAGTCCGTCTGCTCCTCGTTCTCCAGCTCTATGCCGTCCATATCAGCCACGACGATATCAGACAGGCGCTCAGCAATCATTGCTGGAAGCCCTGAATGGATCTTCCTAATAGCCAGATCATCGGACGGAACAGCTGCCCAGAAGCGCGACTTACTTACACTATCGGATGCCGTCTGCTTGTAAAACTGGTCTAATTCGCTCGGATCCCCGCGATACCAGAGCCGGTTCCGCAGCACATTCGTTTCATAGCTGAACGGCTCCTTGATCGTTATGATTTTGTTATCCTGCGCTGGCTGGATCCTCAGCATCTTCATGATCATGTTCTTAAACCACCCCATTCCTACCCTCCTAACAGGTACATTGTTTCTGCGATGCCCGTTGTAGCATCCGGCGCATCATCATTCTTGTTCGCGCCCTCACGCTGGTAGCTTGTCATGGCCTTGTGGTACTCCGGCCATCGATCACGCCAATTGACTGGGTAGTAAACATGATTCATAACCCAAGTGGCGTTGGACGTTATACGTGCAACCTTGTTCTTCGATTGGTGGAACCAGCTCACATCTGTTCGGTTGCTCTTCAAATCCACCTCCAGGATTCGCTTCACATTCCGCGCAAATGATCGGCCACCACTGTTGGACTCAATTCTTTCTTTATTGACCTGGAACGCAAAAAGAGCCTTCGCGACTGCGGGCTCTGTGATCTCCATTGGTTCCTTGGTATATATGACATCCAGGACGTACGCCTCTTTCTGATATGCACCCCAGATGATGTTGCAAAGGTAATCTGATCCCTGATCGGCACTGTCACAATAGGAGTAAATGCCAGTGAACAACGCTTCACCGTGGCTATCAACCGGCAACTGCTCATAGGTCTTGAACGAGCTGTACAAGCGACCTTTAATGTCAATGGGCTCCTGCTGGTAGTTGGCGCTGGCTATGTCGGCTCCCATGGCTCGTACCTTCATGTCATACGACTCTCGGCTTAGCACTTCCTCACAGAGCATCGTCCCATCGTCCTGCAGCGCCTTCATGCTCAAGTGACGAACTTTCTTACGTTCCTCTTTGAAATGCTCAAGCGCACGGCCTGCCAGGTCACCAGTTGCCCAACGGGTCATGATGATGATGATTTTGCCGCCTTCCTCTAAGCGGGAAAGCATGGTGTTCGTAAACCAGTCCCAATGCTTCTCCAGCGTGGCCTCATTGTTGGCTTCTTCGGCATTCTTGATAAGGTCGTCTATGATCAAAATACTCGCCCCGAAGCCTGTTGCTGTACCCGTAGGAGACGTTGCCAGATAGTTGTTATAACCACCCTCAAGGCTCCACAGGTTCATGGCAGCGTCACCCTTTGCAATCCGGGTATGCGGGAAAATGTCGCTATATACGATTACTGTAGGGTCGGCCTTGGCTGTGCTTATGCCATTTCGGACAGCCTTGGAGAACGTCGTGGACAGCGTTTCGTTATAGGAGCCAGTCATGATTTTTGCTGATGGATCCTGTCCGAATACCCACTGGGCGAACATGGATGCCGTTCTGGACTTGCCATGCCGTGGCGGCTCATTGACGATCAATATGTCGTCATCTGACTGATAGAAGTCTTGCATCTCATTGCACAAGTCATTCAGATACTGTCTATCGTCCTTGTAGAAGTCAGGAGCCATTGCCTGGCAAAATCCGAAGAATTCACGCCGTGCCAGTTCGATCTTGGCGTAAAGCTTGATCGTCTCTATATCAACCATCTCGTATCAACTTCCTGAGCTCATCGGTGGTTAAGCCCTGAAGCGGGTTATTGACTTCCACGTTGCCACTATGTCCAATCTCCTGCTTATCGCGCCACTTATCAGGTCTACGGTTCTTCAACCAGAATATTTGTGCCGTAACGTCTGGTTGTACTTCCTTCGTGACTCGTTTAGTCTCGACCATAACGTTTATCCACTCGCCTGTTTCTGGATCGATCTGCCTATCGGCTTCTCGGGTCACCTCATCATACTGATAGCCAGTTGCACGCTTAAACAGCGCATTTTCAACCTCAACGTCCGCTACTTCCTTGCCCTTTTTTAAGGCTGCCGATAATGCCGAATACTTTTTGACATACTCCCGAAAAGTCGAATATGCCACACCAAGTTTTTTGGCGATATCCTCATCTATAACCCCGTCACGCGCCCATGCTTCTACAAGCAGGAGCTTGGGTTCAACGTGAGACTGGTACTTGTTTTTCCTTCCTCCTGCCATGTTATCAACTCCTTCTAGGGAATAGAAAAAGCCGCTAATCACTAGCGGCTTTGTTTTTACAGAATAACACTTGATGTGTCGAGAGGTTTCTCCTCAAAAGGGTCTGAAATATCCAAATTAGGATACTTTGACTCTATAGATTCAAGAACGGCATTAATGCTGTTTGAGAGAAGTCTATGTTCCTTTTTCAGTTCATTAAATTCGTTCTCAGTTCTCTCAATTGACCGTTCCATTGATTCAATGTAGGTTTTGTAGAATCTAGAACGCTCCGCTTCTGGTAATTCATCATGTGCGTCCTTGAATATTTCAAACTGGACACACATTAGACGGAGTTCAGACTGCTTATTTTCTACTCGTTCTTCATCATGCTTAAGATTTTCTTTTAAAATAGATTTCCATTCAAATATACCTTTAGCCAATTTATTATCCACTAGGTATCCCCTCCTTGTCATAATATACCTTTCGACACCAGGTAGATAATTCCTCCTAGAACTTCAGTCTTATTTTAAGGCATCTAGGGAACATATAGTATTGCTTCGTGCCTTCCCATCGTCCCCATCTACAGCCGATATATTTATCAGGCTGCTGTGGTTTTCGCTCAGGCGGCTGCAGCTTTGCTATCTTGTTAGCTATAGTAATCACCTCAAATTCGCAAGCGCTTGGGATTTTGGATAAAGAAAAAAGCACCCGTATTTGGGTGCTTAATCCTGCATCAATTTTCGATGGAGAAATGCTTGTACTTGGTCGTGGTAGTAAAAAACCTTATTTATTAACTCGTTAAGTTCATCTGGAGAGTAATCGAAATCAAAGCGACCATACAGATTTATAACTCTCCTGACTGATATCTCGTATATTCCGACTGCTTTCTCAAGCTCCGTCAGGTCTTCATTAACAAGTGGGAAAGTCTTCTTGTACATGTCCAGAATAGTCGTTATATGTTTTTCCGAAAGCTCTACGTCTCTCTTACTCACTATTTTCCTGTAGTGGCTATCATCTCCAAAGTAATGCTTATCAGAATATCTTCTTAACCTCTTGTCATACTCATATTTACTAGTAATCGTTTGGATTTCATTAGTCATAATATCTCTCGCCTCCATATCATCATATTTCGACACAATGGAAGCCATATCCTGCAACTAAAATGCCGCCTCCATTTGGAGACGGCTATGTGAGAAGAGGAGAAAGAACCAACACTTATAATTCTTCTGACACTACCATATTAACACGGAATTCAGCACGTATGTTCCCGTATTTTTCCCTCGTTTTTCCCGACTTTTTCCCACCCAACTAAGATTGCGTATTGCGCTAAGGCAGTACGTCGCATTCTGTAGTACACACTTCTCGCTAGATGCATTCTCTGCAACACTTCCCCCCAAGGTAAACTTTCGATGAAGCTCAGGCGAAGCAGTTCCTCATATTCTGGCTTTTGCTCTTTGATGATTTGCAGTATGTCATCAATCCGCTGCTTCTCAGCAAGCAGATCCTGATATTCAGCAAGCTGCGCCAGAATCGCTTCGAAGCCTACCGGTGTGCCTGTCCGTGCCTCGATGACCTTCACAATCTTCCTCTGCAGCTCCTCTAGCATTGTCCCGTCCTCATCGTCCACCGGCTCACAGGCTTGGACGGCTTTCAGCTGCGCCTTGGTGCCAGTCGGATATCGTTCCAGGTACGCATGCGCTGCCGCCTCCAGGCGCTGCTCCTTTGCTGACAGGTACATGTAGCTCGGCATACGTCGAAGTTTTGCATGCAACTCCTGCAGGTGGTCGTCTTGGTTCAAGCGGGACACCGTAATGCCATTCCCTACGCTGTACGTTTCCAAGACACGGAGACGGCCAATGATGTCTCGATATCCTGCCAGCTGCTCAATTACCTTTTGCTCTATTGTCTTTGCCATCAGCTCCCACCTCCTCTACACTTCGTAATCCTCTTCTTCGCCCTCTATTTCAGCGTCATATTCTTCTTCACTGATTGGTACCACCCATTCCGGGTCTAACCCAATCTGCTTGGCCAAGTTGCCCGCCAGCTTCTTATGAATTGCATCGTAGTCATCCTGCGTCTCTGGTGCTTTTTTGCAATTTCCCAACTTAATCTGTGTATAGCATTCTGCTGAGTCCCCATATTCATCATGAGCCATTTCAGCTTCTGGCTTTATCAGGAAACAAAATCTAAGATCCACCAGCGTTTCTGACTCTTCAAAAGCAATTTGTTTATCAACCACTCGTTGCTCAATTTCCTTAGCATTTGGAATCATGCAGTTTCACCTCCAACGATTAACTTATCTATTGTGATCACTTTCATTTCAAGTGCTTCCGCCAATCTAACCTCAAGCCTTGCCCCTCTCGATTTCCACCATCCAGGTAACACCGCAACCATGTCAGCACCCATAAGCAGCTTGATGTCTGCCCGCATGTACGTTACCCAGTCCTGCTGTTCAACAACAACATCCGCAGGGTTAAGCACATGATATCCGAGTTCACGTAATTGTGATGCAGCTCTGTGAAATGCGGGGTGGTTGAACTCTGGTAATCCGGTCATCGGACCAGAAATATAGACTACAGGCATATGGCTCATCTAATTCACCCTTTCTGGATTTTATTTATCCGTGCTTTGACCGCCTGCATTAGTGCCTCCTGGCCGTCTGCCTTTCGTTCAAGGGCTGCGACAGCTTCCTCGTCCATCGTCCCTTCGGCCACCAATCGCATAACGACAACACGCCGTGTCTGCCCTTGCCTATGAACGCGGGCGTTTGCTTGCTGGTCTTCCTCCAAGCTCCATATCTGGTCATACCATACGACGGTCTGGCAGCTTGATTCCTGAAGGTTGAGGCCGTGGCCAGCTGACTTAGGGTGTAGAAGCAGCAATGGTATTTCATCATTGTTCCAAGCCCTGATATCCTCGTTCCCGTCTTTCCCTTTTCGAAGGGCACGTGCTTGCGGGAACCGCTCTTGGATCCGTGAAAGGCTATGCTGGAAGTTGTAAAACACCATGACAGGCTTGCTCTGTGCCGCTTCGATGATGTCCTCCAGTGCGTCCAGCTTCGCGTCATGGATTAGTTTGACGCCTCGATTCTCATCATAGACGGCTCCACTAGCCATCTGCAGAAGCTTGTTCGAAAGCACTGCCGCCGTACTTGCTACCACGTCGGCGTCGATATACTCCAGCAGCAAGTCCTTCTCTAGTTTCTCGTACAGATCCCTAGCTTTCTCCGACATCTTTACAGGAACCGCCCGATCAATTCGTTCTGGGAGGTCAAGCCAATCCTCTGCTTTCATGCTAACCGCTAAGTCATTAATGGCTTCGTAAATCCGTTCTTCTGATTCTTTCTTTTGCTTCCAGTTGTAAACGACATGACCGCTTCTCTCGCCTGGGGTAAAGTAACGGTCGCGATAGCCTGTTATCGTCTTACCTAATCTCTCACCTTGATCCAGTAGATAGATGGGCGCCCACAAATCCATAAGGCTGTTCGGTGCTGGCGTCCCGGTTAGGCCGATAACACGCTTCATCATTGGCCGAACTCGGCGAAGTGCCCGAAACCGTTTAGACTGGTGATTCTTGAAGCTACTAACCTCATCAATTACAACCGTATCAAAAGGCCACTTGCTGCCATACTCTCCAACCAGCCATTCCACATTCTCACGATTGATTACGTAGATATCAGCTTCAGCCCTCAGTGCTTTCCGTCGTGCCGTGGCACTGCCCAACACTTTTGATATCCGAAGGTGCTGCAGGTGATCCCATTTGCTGATTTCCCGTGCCCATGTATCGTCAGCTACTCGCAACGGCGCTATCACTAGAACCTTCGTGGCTTCGAAGTAGTCATTCAACAACAGGTCGACTGCTGTTAGAGTCGATACTGTTTTCCCTAAACCCATCTCTAGGAACAATGCGATATAAGGTGTATCAAGGATTCGGGATGTCGCATACTCTTGATATTGGTGTGGCTTATATCTCATCTAGAATCACCTCCGCTATAAATCTGTTGATGCCCTCAACCGAATCTATTTTATAAACCTTGTGACCTAACTCTTGAAGGGTACGCGCCCATTTTTGTTGTAAAGGACGTAATGGCTTACCGGGGGCTTTCATCTCTACGAAAGCCACTCGACCTCCCGGCAGAATTACAATTCGATCTGGTACGCCGCTATTGCCCGGACAAGTCCACTTCTCTGCTCGTCCACCGATCCTAGTAACTGCGTTCACCAACTGTCGTTCCAGTGTGGACTCTCTCAAAATTTTCATCTCCTTACTGTATCAGCAGTAACACTCGCACGCGCGTACTGCGTTTTTTCGCGTTTAACTACGCTCTACGTATACTTAATCTATCTATTATCTAATCTAAAGGAATTTACTGATACAACTGATACAATCGCCCAAATCTCTTGGTATTAAAGGCTTTACAACGTATCAGCAATTTATTTTTTACTGTTACATCACTGATACAACTGTTACATTTTTTGTATCAGTGTATCAGTGATGTATCATTTACTGATCGGGGTTACTGATACATCTTTCAAACACGGTTTGAAGCCCATAACCTGAAACACGCGCTCTCCCTTTCCGCTCCCGCCACCCTGGAATGCGGCGCAAGATGTCGCACACTTCTTTCGCTTCCCATGGCCGCATAGTACCTTTCTTATTCCCTAAGCACTCCGTCCATATCTGGGCTGCACACACACGGTCGCGCAGCTGCCCCTCTGGCTCGTCCGCCCATTCATCTTCAACAGGAGTTTCTAGCCATTCTTGGATAAGACCTTCACGTGGATCCGACTCCATATGTGCTGCTTGCTGCCGTTCCGCCTCCATGCGGGCTTCGCTATCCAGTTCCAAAGGTTCCCCCGCCTTGAACCAGCTCAGAACCTCCGCCCAGATTTGCCGCACCTCTTCATCGTTCAAGTGCTCCCAGTGGCTAAGCTCTGCCCGTTCCGGTACAACCTCCACGGGCCAGAAACGGCGGTTTCCGGTAGCATCTCGAAGGAAGCCCCTCGTATTCGTCGTACCGAAGAACACGCATTTCCGTGGGAACTCTGATACCTGACGATCATAGGCAACCCGATAACGGTCTTCCGTCTTCGAGAGAAACGCCTTAACCTCCTCGACTTCCGTCCGCTTCATGGCCGACAATTCGCCAATCTCGAAAATCCATCCTGATTGAAGATGTTCCCCTGCTTCCTTGTTCTCGAACGTTCGCAGTGAGTCACTGAACCACTCACGGCCAAGCTTAGCAAGTAGTGAGCTCTTACCTGCCCCTTGTGGGCCAACAAGCACAAGCATCTGGTCAAACTTACAGCCAGGGTGATAGAGCCGCGCTACAGCTGCCAGCAGCATCTTACGTGTCGCCTGACGAATGTAATGGGTATCAGATGCACCCAAGTAGGTCACGAATAGCCGTTCAGCTCGCTGCACACCGTCCCATTCCGTACTTTCAACAAATGTCTTGATTGGGTGAAAGGTATTCATATGCACTACCTCCGTGAATGCGTTCTGAATTGTCTTGGCCGAGTTAATTCCGTAGACTTTAGCGAACCAATGCTGGAGCCGCTTGTCGTCAGCCCCCAACCAAGGTTCATATGACCGATTCGGCCGTTCCTGCTTTCTCCAAGGTAATGCTTTACGAATGACTTCTGTATTTCCAAAAGCGTCATAAGCAAGCACATTACGCCAGAAGCCATGGGTTAGAATGATTTCAACATTGCCGGCAGTCGGAAGCGGTAAACCCGTCTTATGATGACAGTCAAGCTTCGTTTCCCAATCATCGCCCTCCGGCTCCTCTTCATCTTCAAAATCGGAATCGTCAGCCATCTCCGCAAATTCTGCATGCCGTTCAGCGATACTGAGCTTCTTTACTTCTGGCCGATCAGCTGCCCAGCGTTCCATGGCCAAGTGACTCGGCTTCTTAGCATCTGGCGTATGATCTTTCACTCGCTCGTCGAGATGGCCGAATTTATGAACACGGATAAGATCAAATAGGTTATAAGTGCGCCCATCCGCTGCGGGATCCGAATCCTGGTGAGAGTATGCTAGATCCTGATCTGGGTATATCTCTAGTCCATTGGCCGATGTGCCGTGTTGATATGTGTAGCGGTTTGGCATTGTTCCTGTAACGTATATATCAGAAAGGAAAGTGTCGATGCCCTCCTCGATTGTGTAAGAACGACAGAAGAGCCCAATTACGCCTTGCTTTTCCCGTGGATCCTGAGCACGTTTCCCCGTAAGCACAGGCCCGGCCTTTTCGTCTTTATGCCGTGGCCACGCCATGACATCCTGCCAATCGTCATACTGGGCAAGGATGCTATCCACTCCGAGAGACTCGCCCTCGTTAACTTCGAACACGGGATCAGCGTCCTTGCTGCAGCTTGGTAAATACATAAGTCTATGGACGTCGAAAGTCGTTTTGTCGAAGTAACCCATGCCGATCATCTCAGCCACTTTTCGGCTTGTAGCTGCGTACTCGTCTGGGCTCATCGCCCGATCAGCCGGAACAATAAGCCGATATTTAGGCTTAGCCGGGCGGTGGCTATGCGTCGAGTACACGACATAAGCTGTGCCGCCCAGTACCAGCTCCACGGTGAAGAGGAAATCATCGTCTGCAAAGTCAGCGTCAAGTGTAATCAAACTCCTCGAGTCAATGTTCTCCTTCTTCCGCCGCCCAGTCCGTACAAGCCCGCCGACAAATGCGGGCCCGTCCTTGACTTTCCCTTTCCCTGCGCTGTGCATCTTCTCGTACTGCTCCATGGTTTCGTTCGTCCGGCGTACTTTACGCAGCCGATCAACGAACTCGTCCCAAGTCAGATATTCAGGTTTCCAGTTCGTGTCGGCACGATGCTTGCCGAAACTAATGTCAAGCTCAACCATGTTTACACCTCACTCATCTATAGCCGCTCATTCATCTTGTTGATAGTTGTTCGCACAGCTCCTTTATACTTTTCATGAAGCTCAGCATCACCTTGCATTTCAGATAGAGTCGAGAGAATATCCTTGAAGCAAACCACCAAGGAATCGAATTGATATTTGAACTTAATAGTCAAGTCATTACCTGGCTGCACTGCTTTCTTCCGCAGCTCTTCGAGTTCTTTTTCCACTGCTTCAGGTATTTTCTCAACCACTGCCACATCAATCGGCTTTGCCTTAAGTTCACTTTCTAACTGCTTTATCCGCTCCCGTGACTCTTGTATCTCATCTTTAAGCCGCTGTTCCTGTTCTTCATCGAAGTCCGCCTGCGCTTCTTCCAACTGCTCATTGAGCTTCTGGAGTGCGGCGCGCTCTTTCTCCGCTGCCTTCAGCTGCTTCTCTAGCTGCTTCTTCTCCTTAATCACCTGTTGTAGTTCACGCGCTGACTTATCCTCATTCTCGGCAGCAAACTGTTCCCGTTCCTCTGTCGGGACACCAAGAAGAGCCAGCGCCTTTGTATAGCTCATATTGCCAAGCGCTTGTGAATTTGAACCGTATTCGTCAGCCAGTCGCATAAAGTTGTTCGCGGTAGATTGGCTGTATTCGACGTTCTCTTTGAGCCAGCTTCCCCATTCACCATGCGGAACTAGTTCCTTCACTTCCTTGAGCCGCTTCCCAATTTCCATCGCGCTGCGCAAAACCATTTCTCTGGCCTGAGCATCAATGCTACGAATCTCGGCCGCGATAATATCAACTGATCTCGATACCTGTGTCATACGGCTACCCCCTGGATTGCCTTAATGCGCTTCTTCTTAGTCAGCTTCTCATCGATGAATCTTTCAACGAAGGCTTTCACTTCCGGCGTCATGCTACAATTCTTTAACCCGCGGCACTGTAAGACCTTCCCGTCATTTACCTCCATCGTGTAGAAAGGTGTATCCGGTTCCGATTCTCGTCGGATGACAAGCAAGGTGGTCTTTCCGTTTGAATACAATTCAGCATAACGACCTACACAGTGGCTAAGCGCCTCCCCCTCGTCGAAGAGTTCAATGCTAGACCCGGCAAGCCGAACAAACAAACCATTATGAGTAAAGCTATACTTGCTACCTAGCTTTTTGACTAGCTGCTTGATTCGAGTGTTTACTGCTTCATCTCTTTTGATTTTTATACTTCGCATTGTTTTCTGGTGTGCAACACGTAAATCGTTTGGGAACACCACTGACTCGCTTGAGAGATCCATTCCCAGCTCCTCGCATTCTCCGAGGTAATCCTTCCAATCAGAAAAAACGTAAGATGCACTAGAATAGCGCTTTGCATCTAGCTGCTTCAGAAAATAGCGCAATATCCTTTGTAACGAGCCGCGTTTCAGAAGAGGTTGTAACCTTTCACGGTTATACCTACCTGCTCCCCTTGAGAACTGGCTAAGTTCACGTGCCTGGTCGAACGAGAAACCTAGTCCGAGCTTTTTAAAATGCTGATAACTGTGTAGTGACTCGGCGTCCCCTTTGTAAGACAACCGAAGCCATTCCTTTGCTTCTGCTTTTGTGAGTCTGAGCACTTTTTCTATTGATTTCCCATGCCAATTTACAGCCCCGTATGTCTGTCCCCCGTCCAACTTCGTCGTAATAAATCCGTGCATACCTAGCTTGGTGAGATACTCAATGCAAGGATATCGAGCTGCTAGATCGAAGAATTTAACCATATCCGTCTGCGCATAATATCCTCTGTCGAAATACCTCTCCCAAGTAGAATATTGAAATGGCGTACCGCTAACAGCACTCTTAATATTTTCTTGCGAGATGAAGCAAGCTGTTCGAATCATCGACGTTTCAAACTGTGAAATAATACTTTTTCTCTTCGTCCAACCGCCATATGCCCACTCATACAATTCACTGTTACCCGGTTCAAACAAATACATATGATTGCATCTGTATTTAGTTTCGACTTCTTGGTAATCTCCGCTATAATCACGTAAAACGTGCATACCACGTGCTATAATCGCTTTCGGATTTTGGGTAGATTTCTCGTACCACATGAAGAATGCAAAATCCGCTAGTCTCTTTCGGCTTATACCACTTGCTTTAACCGTACACTCAGAATTACATTTTGGGCATGACGTACTGTCGTTGTGCTTAAGCATTTCAGGAGTAACAAAGTTCTCTTTGCAATGCGTACAATAGCCGAATTGAATCCCCTTAACGCGCTTTACGAAGATGTACCTGCTCTTTAGCAAAACTACATTAGTAGCGTAGTCAACGATTTCGGAACTAATCTGCTGTGGAAAATGAGCCATGAATTTATCGAGCTTAGCATCGTCCTTTGTCACGTCTTAACCTCCCTACTTCAACAGATCGTCAAGATTGATATCGAAATCATCTGCAGGTGGTTCCACTGTTTTAACTGTGGCCGTCGGAGTCTCTTGGCTGGTAGGAACTGCTACTGGCGCCGACTTAATGCCGTAATATTCGAACACAACAGCGAAGCCTTCCTGCGGTGTCAGCATGGCCACGTTTCCTTTTCGCTTCTTCTCAGCAGCTTTTCGCATGGCTTCCAGACTCTTTACGATCGTCTTTTCATTGACCATAATCTTGTCAGCCTCTTTAGGATTGGACTCAATATGGTTAAGCAGGTATTGCCCTACGAACTGCACATAATCGTTATCTTTAGCTCCGGCCATTTCGGCCTGCAGCTTTGCTTTTGCTTGTTCTAACATTCCAGCTCCTCCTCCGGAAATTAGTCTTTTTGATAGAAATCACATTCAAACCCTGCTGCCTTCAACGGCAGTCCTGGCGCCCACTCAATCGGCCGCCCCATTATCTCTGTCACATGCTCCACGGATCCTGTACCGACCGGCACATCCAGAACAACCTCGTCATGAACATGCATTACGATGCGGTACCCTTCAGCGGCCAATCTCTCCATACTGACGGCCAAGCAGTCCCTGGCTATCGCCTGAACCAAGTTCTCCACCAGTCGCCCGCCATATGTACGGTGTGATGTCCATTTTTTCGTTTGCTGATCCATCCCGTCGAATACGATTCCATCTTTGCTGAAGTTCGGATCCGGCTTGACTCGTGGATTCACATACGCCAGACTTCTCCCCGATGGAAGATCGGCAAACAGCATACCTGCTTCATATCGATACTGCACACCGTGCGCCAGCTTAACGGTTGTTTTCTCTCTCACAGCAGTAATAGCTGCTTCCTCTGCTTTGTACCAAAGCTTGCGAATGTTCGGGTTTGCGTCCCTCCATTGCTTAACAAGGCGTGGGTAATCGTCTGGGTCAATCTCCTTTTTATTGTCCATAGCTGCCATGGCATTTGGCCCACCTTGGTAGCCACAAGCCAGAACTGCTACTTTACCCGGTGCGCGGTAACTATAGTTTGCATGCCCTTTGACAATAGTCTCGAAAGGTATTCCGAACATGTTCGCCGCCGTTGCTTCATATATCTTGCCGTGCCCGCGGAATACATCGAGCACCCAGTGTTCATCTGCGAGCCATGCCACAACGCGCGCCTCGATGGCTGCAAAGTCGCTGACAACGAACCGATGCCCTTGTGAAGGGATAAATGTAGTCCGGATAAGCTGAGACAGAACAAACGGTGGCGCGCCGTACAGCAATTCAAGCAACTCATAATCCCCGCGGTGTAATATCTCCCGTGCCAGCTCCAGGTCTTCAATCTCGTTCCTTGGCAGGTTCTGCACCTGAATGAGCCTTCCAGCCCAGCGCCATGTTCGGTTAGCTCCGCAAAACTGCAGCAGCCCTCTGGCTCTCTCGTCCTCGCACATTGACCGGTGCATGGCGTTATATTTGTCCACGCTGGTCTTACCCAACTCCTGACGCAGCTCCAGCACCCGGCGTGTGTCGTCGTCCGGTGCCGCGTCCAGCAACATAGGCATGTGCTCCTTTGCAAGACTCTCTGCCTCTAAGCCGTGTTTTGCAAGCCAAGCCTTGAGCTGGGTATCACTATTCGGGTTATCAAGCTCAGTCAGATCTTTGGCCTCCTGTAGTAGCCGGGCTCCGTACTGCTCAGCACAATCGATAGCAGCTTTGAACATCTCGGGATCCAACCGAACGCCACGATCGTTGATTTGCTGATCTAGTGCCCATAGATGCCACTCATGATCTGGAACAGGGAAGCGTTCCAACTTACGGCGAATCTCGCGTTCTACTACCACGTCCTGACGGCAATAGTCTATGAACTGCTGCCATTTCTCCAGATCGTGGTGAGGGTGATTCCGAGTCCTCTGCCCATTCACTTTGCTAGGCTTACACGGTACAGAGAAGTATTTAATCAGCGCCTTACCCTTAGCGTCCTTCTTTGCCTCTAACTTCAGCACATCTGCCACGCCTTCTAGGTACCCAGGAAGCCCTAATGTGAGCGCGTGAACGGATGTACATTTCCAGTGTTTTGGGTTACACACAATATTCAAATACTTACTTATGCAAGTCCGTTCAAAAGCTGCATTGTATGCCGTCTTTGTTACATCCATCCGAAGCGCATCTATGACATCTCTCGGGATGTCCTCGAATGCAGTTAGGTCAATGACTTGAACCGGATCACCGTCGAAGGCGAAACCAAACAGCAAAATCTCGAAGTCAGGTGCTTCTACATAGCGGTGAACACCACATTTAAGCAAATCGATGCTGCTGTATGTCTCAAGGTCAATCTGCAGAACTGTCACTCTCTCATCTCCCATAACATTATTGAGAAAGGGGACTCATTGCTGAATCCCCCTAAGAATGTGCTAGTTCAAGAAATCTTCCTCATCGTCAACGTCGACATCAATGTCGAAATCCTCGTCGCTGAAGTCATCGTTCAAGCTACTACGGCCGCCCAGGAAGTCCCCATCCTGAACCTTGACTACATTATTAAGACCAGCAGCTACACCGCGATTCCCCTTCGCATCGAACGGATAGAAGTTAAGCGAAACTTTGGCATAGCACCCGCTGTAAACCTCCGTCGTGTCTGTAATCTCTTGGAATTTGGTTTTACCATTGCTATCCTTACCGATCGGCTTGGCGATACCAGGCTTGTTCTTCGAAGTGGCATTCAAGAAATAGTGACCAGCATAAGCCTCATCATCTGGACGCTCATCATCACCATCACGAAGCGGTGTCTTGCAGTTGGCCGGAACCTTTCCGCCCCATTTACCCTTGCCGAGCTCCTTCGCTGCATCAACAGCCGCTTTGATCTTGCGAAGAGTCTCCTTGTCGCTCTTTGGAATCAGAATGGCTGTGCTGTACTTCTCATCGCCCCCATCAATGGATTGCGGTTCAAAAACGTGAGTATAAGAAAGACGTACCTTTCCCGTGATTACCTTTGTTGCTTGATTGTCGATTGCCATTTGAACATTTCCCCTTTTCGTTGTTTTATAACTTCCTACATGCCATTTGCCTGAAGACATCATGTCTACGTGATAATCTGCGATCTCACCCATTAGCTACACCTCAAATTCCACGCTAGAAAATTCATCCTCCAAGCTGTTCAGCTCAGACCGCGGATCAGTTTCAGGAACAAGTACCGGCTTGCCTGGTGGCTTGATAATCAACTCACCGATAAGCTTCTCTAGGTCTTTCTTTCCGATTCGTTTCTCCAGTTCACCAATGCCGTAAAGCTCCTGCGGTTTAAGGTACTTGTCTGATTCCAGTTTTGCTGCTCTGAAAGTAGACCACGCTGCGTCCTTATCGGTGATTATTCTATTAGAACGCCCCTCGACTAACTTCCAATGAGGGATACGCTTTCCGCTCTTGGCCTGTTCAAAGGCGTACTCGGTGATATCCTTTGCCCAAGCCTGCAGCTGTTCAGCAATAATCAGAGTCGCACCGATTTCTTCCGGTGAGAGCAACGCCGGATCCTTGAACTCATGCGCCAACGCCTTCATGTTCTGATCAGCACGGGCACGGCAATTGCCTTTCACCTTACACCAGCGGCAATGACTACCCGGATTAAACTCACCCTCGCCAGCAAAGGCCAGCGCTGCTGCAGGCTTGACCACATTCTCAGCCCACTGCAACAGATCATCGACGGTTACAATATCTGTACTGACACTATCAAGGCGTGGCTGTACAATGGTCATGCGCACTTCTTGTATGCCATACATCCAGTTATAAGCGGACCAGGCTCCGAGGCCGTACAAACGAAGCTGAGGGTTGTTAATCGCACTGACTGGAACTCCTTTTCCATATTTGAGATCGATGATTTCCAGCACTCCATCTGATATCAGAACCACGTCTCCTGTGCCGTAGCCCTCTGGTACCCATTCCGTAAAATCCAGACGTTCCTCCAGCATCACGGATGCGTCAGAACTACGGGCTTTGGCTTCCATGAATCTCTCCTCAACAATCTCCACGTACCGCTGGACAGCGCTCTCCATCTCGGCGTTGTAGTACGGGTTAGTGGACATGAAGAGCTGCAAGGCTGTAGCAAGATCTGACCGTCTTTTAGAGTTGCAAGGGAATATACTGCGGCTGAGCAAGAGTTCTGAAAGCTCGTGCGCTGCTGTTCCCTCGTCTGCGTACTCGCTGCGCTTATCCGCGATGTACTCACTGAGTCGGGCGCTAGGCGGGCAGTTTATCCAACGATCTGCCCCGGATGCACTCAATAAGGCGTGAGCTCGTTCTGCATGTGCTGGCTGTGTCATAGAGCTTTCAACCGTTCTAGGAACGCAACTCGCTTCTCCTCCGGTACTTCGGAAAGAGACTTGCTCTCAAACTCGTCTAACAGTGCCCTAATGGCCGCCTTGCCGTCGGGCGTCGCTCCCTTCTCCTTCCCTACGGCACGCAAATCTTCAAAGGTCGGTATATCCTCACCAGTGCCCTCACCAGTAACCTCAGCAGTCGACTTGTCTTTCGTTTTTTCAACCGATTCAGTTTCCTTCGTTGCTTCCGGCTTTGGCTCAGTTTTAGTGGTGCGCTGGCGCTTCGGCTTTTCTTCTTGCACAGGAGCAGCAGCAGTTACAGTGTTGACCGCCCCTGTGAATGCTGTTGACAGTGCTGCAAATTCCTCAATGGCTTGACCGGCATTTTCACCCGTTATTTGAATCATGACTGGCATGTATAAGTCCTCCTTGTAATTGGGTATGAATTAGTGATAAACTTGCTTTGAATTCAGACTAAATTTCTGCAGCTCCTCGCGGCTCCTACCCCGCTTGGAGTTGTTTTTCGTTTTTGAGCCTGCTTGCAACCATTCGATACTGCCTACGGTACATTTGGCGCGTTCGAACCGATTCAGACGACATGGCCAACACAAGCAAGTTCATACAGACACTCAGTCGTTTCGCTTGTGGCATCCTCTCTATCACCTCCCTATTGGAATCTAAAACCCAACCTCTCAGCCTCGACAGACGCCCAAGCCCAGAACGGATAGTACGCCGGATCGATTGCCGATTTACAATAAACGTCAGCCAGATGATCCAGGAGCTTATCAGGAATCTGCATTCAAATTCTCCTTTCCAGCAATGACTGACTTCACCTTCGCTTGCTGAATCATGCAGGGAACAGAACAACATAAATCACGCCCCACTTTCCAGACACGCTGCCCGAACATGATTTCTGATTTACATGGTGGACAGTAGTCGATTACTTCCCTAGACACTTGATCCAGAACTTTACTCATGCCGTTTCCTCCCTCCAGCCTTTATAGGTCTTACGATCTTGTTCCCTCCCCCAACGATCAAGGGCATCGGTGCTGAAAAATATCCGCCTGCCTACGCGTCGATGAGGAATTTCTTGTCGCTCGCATAAGGCGTACAGTGTTTTAACTGAGATAGGATCCTCTTCACTACTAATGTAAATCGCGGCTTCTTGAATGCTCAGTGTCCGATCTTTGCAGCCCAGTTCTTCCCGAAGACGTTTTTCAGCAACCGCGACTTCTTCAGCAACAATAGAGCGGATAGCTTGTTCTAGTGCTGTCATACTAAAGATCCCCCTCCTAAACAACCTTAAATAGTTGTCTGAATTCAACATCAGGGAAGGCACTAACTAGACCAGCGATAAATTCATTTCCCGGAGAACGCTGACCGCGTATTACTCGGTAGACTTGTACCTTAGTAAGTCCGATCTGGTCGGCTAAGTCCTGCTCCTCCCACCCCATTTTTAGCATCAAGTCTTGAACAACAGGATTGTTAAGAACGACTCGCATGGGATCAACTCCTTTCTGTTACCTTATGGTATTAATAGTAAACTACTGATACCAGAAGGTAAAACCTGATATTTTACGTAATTTGGGCTAATACGGCCAAATTCACGGGATATCGATAACTTTTACCTTTTGGTAACACTTTTTCTTTTAATACCTTTACCTTTTGGTTGTTTTGGATTATATTAATTACCAAGAGGTAATGAAAAGGAGAATGAATGTGAGTGACTTTGGGGTATATCTCAGAAAACTTAGAGAGGAACGTGAACTTGGAGTAAATCAGCTCGCTACAATGTCAGGGGTTAGTAATGCTCAAATTTCTCGCATAGAAAAGGGATCAAGAAATGCACCAAAGCCTGAAACAATTGAAAAGTTATCCAAAGCTTTGAAGGTTCCATATGAAGAAATGATGAGTGTAGCAGGCTATATAAAAGACGACCATCAAGTTAAAGAGGATAAGCCCCCTTACTACGCTCTCTCACCAAGTGATGAATTAGATATTGCAAAAGAGTTAGAAAAAATAATGCAGAACCTTGAATCAAATGAAGCATTAACATTTTACAATGAACCGATGGATGAAGAGACAAAAAGACTTATGCAAATTTCTGTAGAAAACTCACTTAGAATAGCGAAAGAAATGGCAAAGAAAAAGTTCACGCCTAAAAAATTTCGGGATTAAAAGCGTGATCGGGGGATCAGAATGGATTTCATAAAACGCACCGTATCCCGGTTAACCAGTATCCATAAAACAAATGATCCATTTGAAATTGCTTCACTCCGGGACATACTGGTTTTTTACGAGGATCTAGGGGAAGTTTTCGGATACTACAATACATTTAAGCGAATTCACATGATTCATATAAACCAGTTTCTTGATAAAAACGTTCAGCGTTTTGTAGTAGCCCATGAGTTAGGACATAGCATACTGCATTCCAAAATAAGCACACCATTTATGAAGCAGTACACCTTATTTTCTGTTGATCGAATTGAACGGGAGGCTAACAGATTCGCGGTTGAAATGCTTCTGCCAGATGACTTACTACTGGATGGATGTACATTGTATGAAGCCGCCGCCATATGCGGAGTGCCTAAGGAAGTAGCACGCTTAAAAAAACTACCTAGGCGATTCTATTAAAAGCTGAAATCCCATACATACCTTTTTTTGAAGAACCTTCGCGCTCTCCAGCCGAAAGGCTGTTTAAATATACCTATTAACCGAACATACGTTCTGAGAAAGGAGAATAATTACAATGGCTAAGGGGAGTATTGAACAACGAGGAGAAAATTCATGGCGTTTAACTGTCGATCTAGGTACATTACCAAATGGGAAACGTAACCGCCAACGTAAATCAATCACTGTAGATGACAAAAAAATCCTTCGTTCAACACGTAGACTTAACGAGTATTTGGACGATCAACTTGCATTATTTAAACAAGAAGTATTGTCTGGTGAGTACATAAAACCCGACAAAATGATATTTTCACAATTTATTAACTTGTGGAAAAAGAAGTACGCGGAATTCCAATTAGCAGCCAGCACAAGAGACGCCTACTACAACCATATAAGAAATCACATTGAACCGCGCTTCGGCAATAAGAGAATGACCGAAATTAAAACCTTGCACGTTGTTGATTTCATTGCAGACTTGAGAAAACCTGACGCTCGTAAGGATGGTAAGGGAAAACTAAGTGATCGAACCGTACAGTACATTTATGCCGTGATGCAAAATTTATTTACTATTGCAGTAAAATGGGAGCTAATTAAAAATAACCCCCTGGAGAAGACAGATAGACCAAAAGCAAAGAAGGTAAAAGCAAAATTTTATGAGTCTGAGGAAGTAACAAAAATAATAAATGCCCTCTATAAAGAACCGGTCCATTGGAGACTCATGATGTTAACTGCAATAATCGGAGGATTGCGACGCGCTGAGTTGGTAGCACTACGATGGTCGCACGTTGATTTTAACCGCAAACAAATATTTGTGGAAAAAAGCATCCCTCTTAAACGTAAGGGCGTTAATTACGAAAAGGGTACCAAAAACGATGATGAGAGATATGTCGATATGCCGAACTGGTTAATGGATGAATTCAAAGACTTTAGAAAGGAGTGGTTAATTCAAAGAGAGGCGACAGGAGACAAATGGAAGGCTGAAGAAAGTGAATATGTCTTCCACGCAGGTTATGGTACACCTTTTTATTACACCCACCCTACTGCATGGTGGAAGATGTTTACCCAGCGGCATAAATTCAGCTATTACAGTCTGCATAAGCTCCGCCATACATCTGTTACGGTATTGATTGAAAAAGGAGCATCTATCAAATCGATACAGGAACGAGTTGGACATAAACAAACTCAAACTACTACCGATATTTATGCCCACGTAACAAAGAAACTAAGTCGTGAAGTAGCTAATTTATTTGATGAGCTAGATCCCGCGAAAGAAAATTTCCGTCCCCAATCCGTCCCCAATTAA